TTTCACCAAAGCCGCCGCCGCTTTCTGAATTTGGCTCAGGAGAGGCGTTAGGCTGTTTTGTGGGGGATTGTGCCCCAGATGACCCTCGTGCCCCGTTCTCGGGCGTTTTTTGGGGGTCTCCGTCTTGCTGAGGCGCATTGCCAGCAGCACGAGCCGCCCGACGCTCTTGCGCACGCTTGAGAATTGCGGCCCGCTCTTGAGCCTCTGCGGTTTCCTGATACGACGCCGCCGCGTTCTCTTCCGGGGTGGGTGCGGGGATTGCATAGCGGCCCGGTGCGAAAGTTTCCTCAGCCATTTAGCGGCCCTCCTTTTGGATTGTGTCCCATTGTTCCAGCAATTGAAGCTGGCGAATGTATGAATTTTCAGAAATGCGGCCTTGATCGAATGCGTTGTCGAGCGCGTCAAAGCTGGCGGCAACGTCGATATGCCCTATGTCCTGCCCCTCTACGGAGAAACGAGGCCGGAGCATTCGTTGCAGCTTCACATTTCGGGAGCTTTCAGCGCTTGCCCTTGAGCGCTCCAAGATTTCACGCGACACGGCGTCAGGGTCTTCACCTTCTTCGACCACGCGCTTTTGATACTCATCGAGCGCGTTATAACCCCGCATCCCCGCGCCTTGATCCATGAACGCTTGCCAGCCCTCGGGGACCAGCGTTTCGCGCAGCATCGCCTCGTAGGTGCGTTGCGCCTCGGTCATCTTGGTTTCCTCGGGATCGTCAATGGCTTGACGGTTTTTCTCGATCAGCTTGGCCGCGTGAGAGGCAGACAGATTGCCGCGATTGTCGAGAACGAATTGCGTGACATCCTCGCCCGCGTCCAGACGTTGCAACGCCTCGTTATAGACCGCCAAGTCTGACTGCGTGGGTGCATCCGTGGATAGCGCTTTGAGAAAGGCCTCGCCCATTTGCGGGGAAATCTCTTGCAATTCAACGCCGAGCATAACCCGCTCAGGCGTAAGCGGAGGCATTTCAACCCCCGCTACCTCTTGCCCGCCCATATAGAGGGACATGGACAAATCAAACGACGTTTTGTCCTGCGCCGCCTGTAGCTCTTTCTCCTCTTGGCGTTCGGCCCGATCCGCTTGCTCATTGGCAAAGCTGATCTGGCTTCGCATTTCGCTTTCAAGTGCTTTCAGAGCCGCCGGCGACATGGCCGAGTTTGCATCGATCTTGGTTGTCCCGCCGTTAATATCCATGGGGTTTTCACGTCCGCGCCGGATAGCCTCAGCGAAAAAGGGATCAAGCGTCCGTGATGTTTTATCCGGCCCCCATGCGGCCTCAGAACCGCCGCCAACATGAACAAACCCGCCGTAATGGCCAATTCCTGTAAAGCCAGCCGCAGCAGCGTTTTCAAAAAACTGCATGTAAAGCGCTGGATCTTCTTCCGGCGTCACAGGTTGCCCGTCGCGCATAAGGACAATATCTGCGGCGTCGCCGTGGTCATGGCGCGTCGAGCCGGTGCGTTGCCCGCCGGGGGTTCCAATTGGATCTTGCCCGCCCGACGTAACCATAATGCCGATGCCCGGCCCCATGGCAGCAACCGCCGCGCTCATTTTCTTTGTCACGTCAGGCGCAAGGGGCTTGTCTCGGATCTTGCCAGTTGTGGCGTCGATGATTGGAACAGATGCCGGATCAATGCCAAGTTCAATCTTGAAATCGCCGCTTGTGAAATCGAGGTAAGCCGCGACCTTGTTGTCCTGATCCGCAAACCAAGAAAGGGTTGCCCCTTTAAAGATCGTCTCTTGCAAGTGCGCCTTTGCCTTGGCCCGCTCAACCGGAGAATACAGGGGACGCCCTGTGGCGGGGTCTACAGCGTCATAAACCCGCATAACCTCTTGCGACACCAGACCGACAGCTTGAGCCGCCGCACGGGAGCGCTCAGGGTTTTCAGAAAACAGATCAGCAGAGTGCGTTTTCAGTTCAGCGTTCAGCGCCACTTGCGACGAAATCAGCATCGCGTCGGCCTGATCGCGCGTCAGCTTAAACGCCGTATCCTTGGCCGCTTCTACGGCAGGCAAAGACCGGATTGTCGAGCGCTGGCGATATGCCACCGCCGCGCCCGGGTCGATCTCAGAAATGCGAGAGGCAACGCCCGCATGATAATCTTTAAGCGCGACTTCAAGCGCCGCCGGATTGTTCGCATGCTGTTGACGCAAAGCCGCCGTTGCCGTGATTGCTTGCGTTTCCAGCGTCGACACAAAGGTCTGAATGCCCGCCTGATTATAGGCCCGCCCGCGAATTGTGGTGTAATCCTGCAATTCGAGATCGCCGGTTGCCCCAGCCGTTGCGCCCTCGACAGCACCTTCGGCCCGCGCTTGTTCATCGAGTTGCCCCGCGATCCGCTGCGAGGTGTTGAACAGATCGTTTGAAAAATTCGAAAGCGCCCGCCCCACGCCCGTTGAAAACTGGATACGTGGGATGGACGCGGCAGGGGCTACAGTAGCCCGTTGACGATCAGATAATAGAGCACGAGGTACACCGCGCTTTGTAGATGTTTCGGCCATTTCTTAACCCCTTGCATAACGACGTTGGAACAGGTTTGAGACGCCGCTAAAAGCGCGCGTAACGCCTCCCAGCACAGCACCACCAGCACCCGAGCGAAGCTGGCCCGCCTGATCACGACGCGCCGCCGATTGTATCGCCGCGTTTTCGCGCGAGATATTGACGTTTTGGTCTCCAATTTTCTGCGCCTCCTGTTGTGCAGTTTCAACAGACCCTGCCCCGCCGATGCCGCTAGAATATCCAGCGACCGCGATTTTCGCTTGATCCGCGTTCATGGCCCGCAACGCCGCTGCGGCGTCCTCTTGGCCCTTGATGGTTTCTTGTGTGGCTTTGGTTTCTTCCTGCTTTGCCTCGGAGCGCATAGCCGCGCCTTGCTGCACAGCCCCCGCCAAAGTGGACAGACCGCCCAGAACGGTCAGTCCGGTTGATAGTGCTGAGAGGCCACCAGCACCAGCCGCAGCACCAGCACCAGCCGCAGCACCAGCACCAGCCGCCGCCGCGCCGCCACCGGAAGCAATGGAAGCCATCATCGTCGCAAACATTGTCGCCATTTCAAATACTCACCTTGAAGGAAAGGCCGAGCACACGACCTTTCAGAGATTGTTCACTGCCCAGAACGACAGCCCCGTCATAGTCCCAGCCCAAAAGGCCGCGAATTGTTTTAACGCCTGTGAACGGAACGACTTGCTGGTCAAGCAACCCCCCGCCGTATTGCTGAAACGAGATCTTGTTGTCGTTTAGCTGCAAAGCCGAGGTTTCGTGGAGGCGTACAGATGTTGCGACAATACGCCGTTTCTTGCCTAGCGTCGAACCTTCTGGAAGCTGCAATTCAATCGGCAGGGTTTTTGCCAGCCAAATCAAATCGGGATAATCGGGGTCAGGCACAGCAAACTTAAATCCAGCTTGCCAAGATGTCGTTGAAGCCCGACCGAATGTGGCCACCCCGCCCGCGTCGCTTGTGACCGGCTGTTGAATGTGACCATCGAGGACGTGCTCAATTGTCGTGTTTGGAAGGTGTGCCAGCGTGGCCGAGGTATCGGCGCCCCCAGAGAGGCCGCAATCGACCGTCAGCGTGTCGTCCATCATCTCGATGAACACCGCGTCAGACCCGTCAACAGTCCGCTTAACCGCGAAATAGGGCTGATCAAGAACCGACGAAACCGCCTTATATTCGCCCTCAGTTGCCCAGAGCGTGAAGGCGTTAACTTCCTGTGTCCGCAGCGTACAGAAAACGGTCATTGTTCCGTCGCTGTTGGGCATGAACTCATAATCAGCGTCGCTTGTGGACGTGGACCGCCGCAAAGCAAAATCCACCGGATCGCGGATCAGGTGCGAGGAAAGCAGGGAGATGTTGTTGGCCTGATACGCTTGCTCAACATCCGTAAAGATGAACTCACGCAGAGACCCGCCTCGGCGTTGAATGAAGTGCGTGGCCCCATCGACCTCAAACACCCGCAGCCCAGCCTTGCACCCGCGCGACGTGGTGCGCCGCAAGGCAACGTTCGCCGGCGTCACGCCTTGGTTTTCAGACGCGGGAATATAGAACTCGCCCGACGTGCTGAAAAACTGCATATGTCGGCCCGCGTGCATGGCCACAAAAGCAGGTACGTCGGACGTGTCAGCAGGTGCAACGATGCCGTAATCGTCGCGGAACAACTCGCTATTGAAGTCACCCGGGGAGCCGGTGCGAGAGGCCCAGACATAATGCGGCAAGTCCAGCGTCCCAGCCATCCAGAGACGCCCCTGAAAGAACGCGCCGCACCGTGGGTAACCCCGCGTTGCAGACCACACCACTTCGCCGGGATATTGGCCCTCTGTGGTCACAATGATGTCAATAGACGGCACTTGCTCAGCCGAAACCGTGCGGTAATATATCGACCCCCATGGCCGTTGACCGTCATCGCCGGAAAACGTGATCGTGAAGGTTGCCGCCGTGGTGACGCCCGGCGATGTCTGATCATGCGTTACCGTGATGCCGTCCGCCGTGTTTGGCATAGCCCGCAACGCCGCTTGCATCCGGTCGCGCATCGTATCGGCCACAGCATCGAATTTGATGTTTCCGCTTTCCTCGTCTTCAAGGATTAGGGCGAAGGTGTCACCGTCCGTCCAATCGCCTTGAGACCCAGGATTGGGAAATTCCATCTCCTGCACCTCATCAACGCCGATCTCATCTGGCGCAGTGTAGGTCAGGCCGAAGTCAAAACGGGGAATGTTGCTCAATGCGTAATCGCCAAAAGTCCACGCCGTGTGAGACCCCGCCCGCTTCAATTCCTTCACCGGATAGCCCTGATGAAAAATCAGCATCGTGTCTTTGGATTGCGTCCAATAGATGCCGGTCGAGACGAGATCCCCCTCAGATGTGAACGAAGCCTTGAGGTCTGACGAGGTGTAAGTCGTGGTGACGTCCGCTTGGTGGACCCCGTTGCGGAAAATCGAAACCGTCTTGTGGTGGAAAACCATCAAATAGGTTTGCTCGGTGTTGAACTGGAACGAGGCAAGCCGGACCTCAGAAAGCCCGCCACCGTCGATTGCGGGGACTTCCGGCACCGTCCACACATAACGAGAGCCGGGGCGCATCTCTGCCCCGCCCTGTGGGATCACAACGGCATTTCGCAGCCTCTCCGCCGCGTTGTAATATTGCTTGATGTCGGAGCGAGCCAATAGAAGCGGGTCGAGTTCACCGCCGACAAAGTTTGTTTTCAATTCGGTAACGCGGGCCATTTAGTAAACCCCCGTAAAGCGAGCATCTGTGAACGTGTTGGCGTCGAAGCCTTCCAGCACATTGGATTGCGCATCTGTGGTCATCGCCAGCCCCAGAGCGCCACCCATGCCATTCTCGCTTGGCGTCCCATACGCCTTGACGTGCCAGCTTTCCGCAACGTTCTGTTGATCCGTCACAGCGAAAGCGATCTCAGCGCAGACGCACTTGACCATTGCGTCGGAAAAGTAGGCTGGCCATTCGCTTTCCGCCATGCGTGATTTGTAATCGAGGATGATCTCTTCTTCGTCCGAATAGATCCGGCGCCCGAACACCTCAAACGCCTTGCTTGAAATCTTGTCAGACGAGTTGCGGAACACCGCATGCCCCAGCCCCAGAGCGTCGCCGGGGATGATGTACGAGTATGACCATTCACCAGCAGGGGCCACGCTATCGCGGCTCAAGGACTTCTTTGCCATGAGGAAGCGCCAAGGAAAGCGCGACAAAATCCCATCGCGCAGGCCAGAATATACGCTAGAGCAGATCCGGCCAGTGTCGCCCTCAGTGAATGAGGAGATTGGAGACGCGCCCAATTGCACGAGCGCACGAGAACAGATTGAAATTTCAGTTTCAGCCATGGTGTTTCCTTAAAGAAAAAGGGGGCGGGCTAGGTTTCCCCAGCACCACCCCCAAGCCCAACAGCAAAGGGCATTCGTTTAGGCGAAGGCATCCAGCGCAGCCAGAGTAACAGTGCTGCCAGAGACAGACACTTTCGCCTCGAAGGTCGCATCCGTGGCAACGATCAGCACCGCTTGCACATTGGTCATCTCGTTGGCAACAGAGTTGAAGTAACCCGCTCCCTTGACGGTTGCTTTGTTGTCCGCCGTGGTGCGGTAGATCGCACGAGCGCCAGCGCCTTTCGAGCCGGAGCCGGTTAGATCAAGGTCTTTTTTCGCAAAGGCCATTGTTCAGCCCTCCTTAAACTTCGGTTGTGGTGACTTCGACAATGCCTTCGGCATCAATCGCGGTGGAGCCAGCCGAGAAAATCCCGTTGGCAAGGTGCGAGGTTTTCACCGGCACGTAGTTGACCTCTGTGCGCATGTTGAGGCCCACAGCCAGACCCGCCGCCATTTTGTGGTAGCAAAGGTTGGTGCGGTCATTGGCAACCTTCGGCAATCCGCCTTCGTCGCGCTCCTCAACCTCGATGAAGTCAAAGCCAACCCAGTGTTGGATCTCGCCATCAAACAGCGCCTTGATGGTGTTTTTGTCCACCGTGTTGGCGTCGCTGTCGCCGAGCAGTTGCTCCATGCCCTCAGCAGAGAGCAGCCAAGTGCGATCACCGCGACCTTTCGGCACGCCTTTATCGTTCAACAGGCGACGAGCGCGGCGGCATTTCGCAGTGTTCAGGCCGGTTGCTGCGCCACCGACGTTGGTGTCAACGGTCAGAGCAGTTGCGGAGGC